ATGTATTACCTCCAACAGACAAGGCTCCTCCTACACCAAGAGAATCTCCCATTGTAACAGCACCACCTATGGTGGTAGTACCTCCTACCGTTAAATTACCTACAATAACACTGTTACCAGATACACATACGTCATCATCAAATTCAGCTTTTCCTACTACTGTTAGTGTACTAAGTAAATTTGTAGCTCCTCCTACACTTAATGCTCCTGCTATACTGGTAGCTCCACCTATGGTGGCCGTACCAGCTACGGCAAGATTCGTACCTATATTAACATCACCACTAACTGATACATCTTTCTTGAATGTACCATCACCAGATACGGTCACGGTACTTTCAAATGTGGCTGCACCTGTTCCTTTAAATGTACCACTTACCGATACATTACCGGCCACATCCAATGTACTTCCAAGACTTACAGCACCTGTAATAGTTGTGGTTCCACCTACAGCAAGATTACCTACGAGTATGGTATTTCCACTTACACATACGTCATCATCAAATTCTACTTTACTTACAAACTGTGAGGTTCCACTTACATAGGCATTCCCTACGACAGATATATTACCGACACATACGTTCCCACCTACACTTGAGTCAACACCTGTAATATTAGAACCATCACCATAGAATGCAGAAGCACATACCTTGGCATTAGGAGCTGCAACATTAGCACCTTCAATAGTTACTTTACCACCAATTCTTACATCACCAGATACAGAAGCATTACCATCCACTCCAAATGTACCAGTTGCTTCTACAGCCTGTGTTGAAAACTTTATAGCTATATTTGTACCATCACCTGTTTGAAGCTGTGTAAGATCATTATCTACACCCTCATTGGCACTGACAGCCATTTTAATTAGCTGCTTATATGTATCTGATATTTGTCTTCCTGTTAATTTGCTCATATTGATTGCCACCATCTATCTTCTGCATCCCAATTATTAGTGGCAGCTTCCCAATTAATTTGTCTACCACCAGTATCAGGACGAGGGTTACGTATTGTTGGATCATCTCTTACATCAGGCACCTTATTCAGAGGACTATTCTTCAGATCATACTGACCATCAAAATCCTGTGGGCATACCAGCATCCCATAACTATTTAATTTCATTACTCTGTGTGGATAAACAAATCCACACGTATCACACATAGCCAGAGCATTCTTATTACTGGCCATTAAATATACCCTAGTTTGGGTTTAAGAAACAGATTTGCTCTTTCTCTGTCTTCTTCTAAAGCTGTCTGTAATAATGCTTCGTAGTTAGACTTCAACATTCCAATACGGTCCATCTCAGTACCGGGAGTTTTCATGGAAAGATAATAGGAAAGACCACATGTAAGAGGTGGAAGGAATCTCTTGGGCATATCTGCATTTTGATCAGCAGATTTATTTACATCTTCCAGTTCTCTAATACCTTCAATACTTAATATATCGGTTGAATTTTCAGGAATAGGCCAAAGAAATATTGTAGGATTATCTCTATCTCTTTTTATGGTAAACTGAGTAGAACGACCTGTTTGTGTCTTATTAGGAACAAGTTGGTATTCTTCAAAACTAATTCTTTCTAACTGAACATCTGTACCATCCCTACGTAATACTACTTCCAATGCATCCAATGTACTATCAGATAATGCATAGGTGGTAGTACTTGTAATAACCGTAACAAGAGTTGTATAGGTAGACCAAAGGAGAATACCCCTATTCTGCCAATCCTTTAACATTAGATTAATAGAACGACGAGCAGAAGCAGGAGTATGACCAAGGGTTTGCTCACCCCCGATCATCTCCGTAGCTTCTTGGATCACCTCATCTATATCTAAGTTAAAGTTAAATGTTCCTGACGTAGCCATACTTATTCACTTTCTTTTCTAGGAGCTGGAATTGATATACGAAAAGGAATTCCTTCTCCTTCTGTTTCTCTAGGACCAAATCGTGATCCTAACATTCTTAATAAATCACCCCATAAATGTGTATCTATCATTTCTGGATAACGACTACCTCTATGTGTAGAAACTCCTAGAGCTTGCTGTTCTGCCGAACGTTTACTTTGTTTTCTTCCAATAATTCTATTTAACATATTTTTTAAAGTAGCATATTGTTTTCCAGTTGCTATTCCCCTTTCTCCATAATCTGGATTCCAACTATATTTTTCTTCTCCTGCTTCTCCACCAATAAGATATTTATATCCTCCAGTTTTAGGATCTTTTACTATTTTCCAAGGAAATGCTCCTAAAGAACCAAGAACTCTTGATATTGGAACAGTAGGATCTCCTTCCTTTCTTCGACTTAAGGCTGCTTCTCTATAGGTTGCTCCTCTATGTGGTAAAAGACTACTATAATCTACATACTGAACACTTCCGTGTTTTGGAAATCCCGGTAATCGTTCATAACTTCTCTTTTTCCAAGGAACTCTAAAACCCATATTAGCAGGATCGGCCCAATATAAATTATCTAAAGTACTTTCTATACGTGGTCGGCCGGGTACTTCTTTTTGTTCACCACGAATTCTTGATTGCCCAATAAGAGTAAGCATAGCCTCTAATTCTTCTTTTGGAAAATATTCTTCCGTTAAAGTTTCTTCAGAAGCCCGTGGCATAAATTGTCGTACATATAAACGTACTGGAGTAGGAATAGTAGTAGGAAGAGAACTAATTCCTCTACCCATTAAATAAGAAGTAGGGGAAGCCATATTGACTATTTCTTTTTTGTATTTGTTTTTTCACTCATGAAGAAACCTACAACACCTGATGCACCACATGCAATCATAATAATGTTCTGCCATAAATCAACTGGTACACTGATACCAATCATGGCAAGAACACCTGCAAGTGCAGCATAAGATGAGGGTTCTTTAAAACGATCTATAATACGAGTCATTTCATTCTCCTTTTAGTTTTTGTCTTTAGTTGTTTACCACTATTCTTTCGTATAGTAGTTCCATGTTTTTTAGCCCAATTCTTAGCAATTTTTGGGTGGTTAGCAAATAGAAAAGAACGTTGATCTTTTGATTTAAACGGCATTAAGAACTCCCTGTTTTTCCCCAACCTTTTAGAGCAGCTCCTATACCTTTAGGTCTAACAGGAATAGAACGAGGTAATCTTTTAGATCCAATCATTTTACCTTCTGCATACTTCTTAACTGTTCCACCACTCTTTCTTTTAACTATACCACCTGATTTAGAAGCACCATAACCTCCAGGTCCATATTTAATTTTAGAAGCAGTTGTAGTGGTCTTTTTAGGCTGTTGTAATTCTGCTGTTGTCATTCCCTGATAAACTGATTTCCTATCTTTTACCTTTGGAACTTTAATTGTTTGGCCGGGAGTTATCCGATGTATATTAGTTATACTTGGATTAGCTTTCTTAATAGCAGCTACTGTCGTATTATTATCTTGAGCTATTTGAGAAAGAGTATCTCCAGCTTTTACCGTAACACTTTTTGTTTTACCAGTTCCAGCAAAATAACCTACTCCTGAAGCAATACCGGCTGCAAGTCCTACTTCTTTTAAACCTGTTTTACTCTTTCTTCTTCCAGGTCGTCTGGCAAAAGATAATTTAGATGTAGAAGCTCCTGTTGGTAAGGCACCTTTTGGTCCTTTACCTATAGGTAATTTAGGAGCAGCACCTGCTGTAGTAGCACCTGTAGCTTTTCTTAGTCTTGCTTGAGCTGTAGATGTACCTGTAGTTTTTGTTTGAGATTTGGTTGTAGCTTTACTTAATCTTGCTTTAGCAGCAGTAGTAGTAGTAGCTTTCTTTTTAGCAGCAGTAGTAGTAGTAGCTTTCTTTTTAGCAGCAGTAGTAGCAGCTTTCTTTCTGGCAGTACTAGATAAAGGAGGCATCTTAGGAGCACCTTTACCTTTTCCTGCAATTTTTGTTATACCCTCATCTATATCTCGTGCTACATGTTTTGCCCACTTTGCTTTGCCAGCTTTAATTAATTCTATAGCTTTTTGTCTAGGAACTGCTTTAACAATTCGTGCTCCTATCATAATAATAGGTATTAGTGGCCCTGCCATAATCTCTCTCCTTAATTAATATTATAACGAGCAGCACCCCAGCCTCTGGGTTTCTTTATCATGCCACCTCGTTTTCTGCTAACAACTTTACTTCCCTTTTTAAACGAATCTGCAAGTCTTTTAGTTGGCTGTTTTATTTTTCCTACTTCTGAAGTTACTCTATCTAGATACTGTTCTGAAGGTTCTCCTTCTATTCCTAAACGTAAAGAGGGTTGACGTTTAGGTCTAATAGTTTCTCGTGTTACTTCAAAGGGATCAGCTTCCATTAAATCAGGAGCTTTTGTATTTATTTCTCTTTGTAATTTTATCCTGTCTCGTACATATTTTTTATAGGCTTTTGTATTTTTAATTTTTTCCCATGCTTTTTCATGTGCATTTTCTCTATATGGATTTTTTTGTACTTCCTCTGATATCTTTTGTCTAAACCTAGTTCTTTTATATCTAAGATCTGCTGCTTCTTTTCTGAGTCTTGCTATAATTTTAGGATCAGCTATTGATGGTACTTCTAAAGATAGTTCTTGTTGTCTTCTCATTGCTGTAGTAGGTTCGGCTCTACGACCAAAGGTATCTAATGTTCCTAAAAATTGTTCTCTCTTTGCTTGGGCCTCTAATACTTTTGCCAATCTATTTTCATCTAGTCTTCGTGGAAGACCAGGAATTTCCTGTCTAAATAAAACCTTTTCTTGTGCAGGATTAACTGATAGTACTGGTTGGAAAGAAGGTATCTCTTCTACAGGCATACCATAAGATGTTGCAATCTCTTCACCAATAACTTTCTCAGACTCCGGTACTACAATTATCTCACTGGGAACTTCTTCTCCACGACTTAATCTCCTTACATCTTGTGCAGTAGGAGGAACATCTACTTTAGTCATTATATACTGTCCAGAAGGTGCATCTTTATATGGAATATATTGACTATATGATTCATATAAAGGTCTTCCTTTATTAACTTCATTTGTTACTGCTTGATCTATTTCTGCTTCAGATAATATTCTTTCTATTTTTCCTTCTTTTAAAAGAGTTTGTTCTTTATCTCTTAACATTGCTTTCATTTGCATATGCTCTTTACCCCATTCAGGAAATTCGGAAAGTAAACGTCCAAATGGATCTCTTGGTTCATCTGATGGGATTCTAGTACCCATTCTTTCATAACCACTTTCTATCATTTGCTCATCGGTTATAGGTAATAATTCTTCTTTTTCTCCTTTCCAAAATTCTCTTCCGGCAAATCTATTTAATCTTTCTTGAGCAACACCAACTTCACGTAATCTCTGTATTTCTTTTACACGAGCTACTTTCTCTTTTGCTGTTTCTTTTTCTACATCTACTATATCTAATCGTTCTTCCAATGCAGATTGAAGTCTTTTTTGTCTTTGTTGAGAAGTGGCAAGTCTTTCTGTGGCATGTTCCCTTAAACCAGGAAATCCTGCTTTCTCCCATGCTTTTGTATCAATTGTTGTTATTATTTCCTCTTTAGGTTCCTCAACTAAAAGCTCGAATTGTTTTTCTTTTTTTGGTTCTCTTCTAACTCCTGTCTTACGTATTCTTTCAGCTATTTCTTTTCTTGCTTTTACTTCAGCATCTGATATTTCCCTAGCTGCTTTAGGTTCACTTTTTAAAAAACCATATCTTCCAGCTAATTCTTTTGCTTCCCCTTTAGGAAGATTTTTAAGAAATCCTCTAAGAATTTTTGTTACTACAGTAGCAGCCATAAGATTACCTTACGTGAATATTCTTTACACTATTATGATCAAGTTTAAATGTCTTACCACTTTCGTAGTTTGCATTTACAACTTCCTCATGTGGTGTTCCTTTAACGTCTGGTCCTTTACGAGCTGCACCATAACCTTGTCCTGTTGGTTTTCCATTGATCTTTTCCAGATCAGGTGGATCTTTTAATATTGTATGTGGTCCCATGTTTCTCTCCTAATCATAAGAATCTGATACTGCTTTGTTTCCGTCATGTTTTCCATAACCAGAATGCTTATTCTTTACTCGTCTACTTATAGGTTTCTTCTTCTTCTTCTTCTTGTTTTTCTTTAGTGAACCTCCTCTATATCTTTCTACTAAAGGATGATCAATACCTATTGTACTATATATATTTTCTTCTCTGTTACGTGTTCCTTCAGCTATTGCCTTTCTTGCTCTTGCTTCGGCTTCTGTCATTGGCCTATTCTTGGCTTTATTCCACCAATCTCTTATAGATCCACCAAATTTTTCAACGAGTTTTCTTAATGCCTGACGTTGTTGATGTTTCTGAAGTTCTGTGCTTTCTACTCCTTCTCCTTCAAGCCTTCCAGTTTCTAATACTCCTTGATCTTTTGTAGAAACCCTTCTTTGCATAGCTCCAGGCCATCTTTGCTTGGGAGGTGCTTTAGCTGCTGTTGCTGCTGCCCTCTCAGCTAATACCTTTTTTCTCTGTGCTGTAATTTCTGGTTCTATTGCATCTGACATTTTAGTCGGTGGTGGTGCAGGAGTTCCTCTTCTTGGAGGAATAACAGCACCATATGTACCTGGACCATGCCTAGGTGTTTTAGCTGCTCTTGCTGCATTCATAGCTCGTGTATTTTGTACATTAGTTGTGTCTACATCTGAACCACCTGATATACCACCCCAAGCTGTGGGTGGTAGAGCAGAACGAGGAGCTGCCCTAGGAGGAGCATCCTGTATCTTTGGTTTTGGACGTGTAACTAATGTAGGAGTAGTAGTACTTGGAGCAGGTGGTTTACGAGGAGGAGGTACTGAACCTATTACGGGTTTACGTTCACCATATTTTGTAGATGGAGCACCATACGTACCTGGACCATGCCTAGGTGTTTTACCTGTTCTCTTTTTAGGAGCTGCCTTAGGAGGAGCATCCTTTATCTTTGGTTTTGGACGTGTAACTAATTTAGCTGCTTGCTTCTTCTTTTTAAATGCAGGATGCAACTTTTTCTGATAACCCACACGACCACTACGGGTAATTATAGGTTTTGTTTTATCATCTACCCAAGCAGATATTCTTTTACCATTATGAATAAAAGTTTCATTAACATTCTTTGGCAATCTTTTACTTGCTTTTTTTATTTCTGCTGTCGTTTGTTTTTTATATTCAGGTGCTTGAGGCATTATTGTGCTCCTTGTATTACAGGGTTAGGTCCACCCACTGGATTACGAGGAGTTTCCATATCGTCCTGCCTCATCCTACGAGCTTGATTTCTAAGTGCATCTATTGAATTTTTATAACTACCTTCCCACATTTGTACTACATCCCAACTTTTGGTAAACTTGGATGACTCTATCATACATGCATTGAACAATGCATTGTAGGCAAACTCACTAAAATAGTTGGAAGTTGTTGCAGATGTCCCTGTTGCAGAAGACAATGGGATAGGTCTACGAGTATATTGTATTTCTCCTGACAAAGCAGAAGTAGGTGTGGGAACTATATAAATGGCTGTATTATTCTTTCGTGAATAGTAACGTGGTGTGCCAACTGATGCACTGGCATAGGGCCAATAATCTATGGCATACTCATATGTTCGTTGAAGTAGTGGGGTTACGAGAGAAGATACACTTGTGGTAAAACTTACATTCCTCACGACCAGTGTATCAACAGGCAGACTTACAGTTGGGCTGGATGCTGTAAATGTAAATGTGGCAAAGTTATCCAGACCGGGATCATCAAGTTCTTTTACAAGACGATCTTCAGCCTTCTCAACAAACTTCGGAATCTGCTCCGAATACTCTGTTGAGTCATTTTCTGCCGTATTAATTAAATCAGTTCTAAGAAACGAATAATTAGGCATAGGATGTTATCCTAGTATGGCAGTTACTGGTCCAGCATCTGGTGCAGATACGGTTACTTTACCATAAATAGGTACACCAATTTCTCCGAAA